CCTTTCCCTGCTGTCCGGCATCGGCCAGCTATCGCAGTTCGCCTTCTACGTCTGCGTCATCATGAACGTGCTGGCCTGGATAGGCGTGCTCTGCGGCATGGTCAAGGACGAAATCAGCCAGCGAATCCGCCGGACCTTCTGGATTCAACTCCTTCCCTCAATTTTTTACGTTTACGCGCTGATCTTCAGTGGGCATCCCATGCTCGGCGCATCTGCCTTCATGGTGCAATTCCTGATCGTCGCCACCGCCTTCCGAAAGGAGGCAAAGCCGGCATGACGCTAGCCGAATACATCGCCCAGCAATGGGAAATCCTTCGTGAATATGGGCTGATTAAGGGGGAAGGGAAATGAATCTGAACAGTGCACGTATCGCCTGGCACGATGCGTTCTATACCCCTTGGAACAGCGGCATGGCTGAGGCGGCGGAGCGAGCTGCTCTTGGAATTGTCGAGGCTGGCGGATATGTCCGGCGCCGCATCACCGAGATCGACGATGATGGGGATGCTGTCTCCTACAGCCAGCACACCTTCGTGCCAGGAATCCACCAGACCAGGACTGAGCGCGACATTAGCACTCCTCGGGCTGTTCATCAGGCGCTCGCCGGCGTGATTCAAAAGGCGATCGATACCCTCCCGGCGCACCTGAAGGTGTTCGGCAATCACATGTACAGCCCGATGGCTGACGAAGACGACAAGGAGGCTGCGGAAGAGATCGTGTTCAGGGTGGCGTACGACACTGGCCCAAGGATGTACACGAAGAAATTCGAGAAGGCGCGCTATGTCGCTGCGGGAGTCTTGTTCCGGTACCGTCGCATGCACCAGGGCGGCCAGAGCGAAGGCGTTGATCCCTGCCCAAGCCCTGAGTCGTTCCGCGCCTGGCTTAACCGTATGCATGGCATTGAACTTGACCCAAGAAACTGGGATAGGGAATGGGACGGCTTTATCCAGGCCTGTTTCGATGCCTGCAACGATCTCGACAAGGCCGCGCTTGTGCCTGTCTCTTCGGCGATAAAAATGATGAAAAATGCTGCTTGACGACAAATGTGCGGCTGAGGCACACTTATCTCCATCGTGACAAATTCGCCTCTGGCGAAAGTCACCACCGAAGCCCTGGCAAATGCCGGGGCTTTTCGTTTCCGTGGTATGGATGAATCTCGAGCATCGCATAAGACGCTGGCTTCTTCAGGCTGGGCGACGTGGCAAGCCGATCCACGCAATTCTCATCCACCCCGACGATATCCAATCTGCAAGAAAGATCTGCCGGTTCGTGCCAGTGAAGGTGCTCGGCATTGAAGTACGCCGGTATGGCGCAACAGGGAGCGCTGCTGATTTGTAATCAGAGGGTTGCGGGTTCGACTCCTGCTGCCGGCACCACACTGCAAGGCCCAGGCAATGACTTGGGCTTTTCTGCATCTGGAGTACGTGAATATGGCCGAGCCGAGTGGTGCGGTAGCAGTCGCCGGCTTGGTCGGTATTGGTGCGTCTGCGTTGATCCCTGGCATTGATGCCAATGCAGTGATCGGGGCTTTTGCTGGGGCTATCTTCTTCGTGGTGTATGCCAAGGACATCTCGGCCTGGGCTCGCCTTGGTTACTTCGCTGCGTCCTGGATCGTTGGCTACTACGTCGCCGGCGAAGCCATCGGGCGGGAGTGGGCAAGAACATCGGGCCTGGTCGCCTTTGGTGGGGCATTGTTCTGCGTCGCAGTGGGCACCAGCTTGCTGGAGTGGGTGCAGGGGGGGAAGACGCCTGGTTGGCTCCGCTTCATAGCGGACCGCTTTGGAGGTCGTAATGGTTGACCCTTGGACTCTGGTGGCCGCGATGATTTGCGGCGCTATCTGCATGCGTCTGGCGACATACCGCCGACAGGGCGCGAGGTATCGCCGCGGGGTGTCCTGGCTCGCCTACCTGCTGTGCGTAGGCAGTGGATGCTTCGCCCTGAGCGTGATGCTCGATGCGCTCCACGGCTACAGGCTGAATCCCGTCTCACCCTGGCTGACCCTGGTGCTAGCGATCCTGCTCGGTCTTGTGTGTCGCGCGCGGGGGAATCTGGCCCACATTCTGAGGGTGTACTGATGGATGCCCCGCTTCTACTGAAGAACACAGGCACGAGCCTGATCTTGTGTGATGCCAACGGGAAGCCGCTCCCTGGCCAGCTTTCCTTGAGCATCAGCAACGATGGTCTCGTTCCAGCTGTCACGGTCACGTTCGCACTCGACAATGAGCGTGTGAGGCTTTGCGGGGAAGGTGTGGAGTTGAAATACCAGCATCGACTCGTCGCCAGTCTACGCGGGAAAGGGCAAATCTGATGACCAAATGCACCTTCTGCAACAAAACGCGCGAATGGGCGAAGAAGTGGGCGCGGGTTGCCGTAGAGCGGGCGGCCTCTGCTATGGCCAGTAACCCAAAGCGACCGGAGGTGCGTGATGACTGATACCGGCGAAGAGGCTCGAGTCATCCTACGCAACCTGCTCGAAGAACAGCGAAAGACCAACCAACTGTTGCATCTGCTGATCCAGGCCCTCGCCGAGGATGGTGATGATCCTGAAGCCGTGCCCACCAGCTACCTGAGTGGAGAGCCGATCTGATGTCGGCATTTATGGGATCCGCCAGGGAGACCCAGATAGCTTCTGTCCGGGTGCGCCGCGGCTGGTTTGGCAAGCTGGTTGTCCAGGTTCGCTACAAGATCGAGCGGCCCGAAAGCCCGCTCCCTGGACGGGAGTTGATCTACCACGTATGCGGGCTATCCCGTTGGCGAGATGCCAACGCAAATGATTTTGCCGAAGCCCTGATGGTCGCAAGGCTCATCGGGATGTCTGATGAAGGAAAGCCCACATGAAGGACCGTCCAATTCCTGCTGGCGTCGAGATAAACCCCGGCCGTGCCTGGACCTCGGATGACGTAACCGGATACAGCGAAGAAGTGGAAAGTGCGATAAAGGTTCTGGAACCCCTGCTTCGATCTGGCCTCCTGGCTCTCCATCCTGATGAATGGCAGGGTGGCAAGCTCTCATTCCTCAGGCCAGCACAAGCCAGGCTTCAAGGGTGGACTCCGCCGAATCCGGAGCCCCTCAATGCCTGACCTCCCTCAGCGTCACACCAAGCCCAAGGCCAATGGAGTGACCAAGCACGAGGTAGAGGACAAGGCATGGGGGAATGGGCGCGGCGGCAGACCGTGGCGCCGCAAGCGTGATCGCATCCTCAAGCGGGATGGCTACATGTGCCAGTGTGCAGAGTGCAAGGGGATGAAGAGGGTCGCCACGGAGGTGGACCACATCACCCCACTGAGCCAAGGCGGCACTGATGATGACTCGAACCTGATGGCTATTGCTGGATACCCCTGCCATGCGAGGAAGACGGCAAGGGAGTCGGCAGCATCTAGGAAATAGTCGGGTTCCCTCAGCGCGCGGACGCGACGATTCTGGATATTTACGAATAACGTCAGTGGTTTTCACTGGATTGGTGCGGTTTGACCGAAAAATCGAGTTAAATGAGAAAAAGTCTCATTTATAGGGGTGGGGCGGGTCAAAACCTTAGAACCTTTCGCTAGGACACCGCGCCACCAAAGCACTTTCCATTTCCACAGAATTTAGGTTTCAAGATGGCACGACACAAACAGCCGGATGTCGTCGCCAAGTTCAAAGGCGCCGACAAGAAAAACCCCCAGCGCTACCGGCAGGAGCCGGCAAAGGGCGAGGGGGATGTCGGAGAAGCGCCCATCCATCTGCAAGGCCCTGCTCGTCTCGCATGGAAAGAGTTGTGCGCTCAGTCGATCAAGGGCGTTCTGACGGGATCGGACCGGATCATCCTGGAAGTGACGGCCAACCTGCTCGCTGAATACCGTGCCAACCCGACAGAGTTCGCGGTTGGCAAGTACACCCACCTGATCGGAAACCTGGCCCGGCTTGGACTAACGCCGTCCGACCGCCAGAAGTTCGGCCTGGAAAAGCCGAAGGAGAAGGACGAGTTCGAGGATTTCTGAGATGACCCCCAGCGACATTGCGCGACAGTACGCTAGCGATGTCGTGGGTGGGGCTATCGTTGCGTGCCGGTATGTGAAGCTTGCATGCCAGCGCTTTCTGAATGACTTGGACCGCCAGGGCGATGACGATTGGCCATACGTTTTCGATGAGGCCAAGGCAGATCGTGCTGTCAAGTTCATGCAGCTCATGCCTCACACCAAAGGCAAATGGAGCGCTTCGAAGTCGAAGCTAGTGTTCGAGCCTTGGCAGGTATTCATCGAGGCCAACATCTTCGGCTGGGTGAAGAAGGACACCGGCAAGCGCAGGTTCCGCGAGGCCTACGAAGAGATTCCCAGGAAGAACGGGAAGTCGGCCCGTCTTGCCGCACGAGGCATTTACCTATTCGCCGCAGATGGCGAGTCGGGGGCCGAGGTCTACTCCGGCGCTACCACCGAGAAGCAGGCATTCGAGGTATTTCGCCCGGCCTGGATGATGGCGCACAAGCTGGAGAATCTGCGCAACCGGTTCGGCATCGAGCTTTCTGGCAACCAGAAGAACCCTGGCCCCATGTTCGTCATGGAGGACATGTCGAAGTTCGAGACGGTGATCGGAAACCCCGGGGATGGAGCCAGCCCCCATGCGTCTCTGGTGGACGAGTACCACGAACACGACACAGACGCCTTGGTGGATACCATGCAGACAGGCATGGGTGCGCGGGAGCAGCCATTGCTTTCGATCATTACGACGGCGGGGTCGAATCTCGGCGGCCCATGTTACGAGAAGCGCAGGGACGTGATCCGCATTCTCGAGGGGCAGACGATCGATGAGACGATCTTCGGGATCATCTACACGATCGACGAGGATGATCCGTGGGATGACCCGGCCAGCCTGATCAAGGCCAATCCGAATTACGGAGTGTCGGTATTCCCTGACTTCCTCCTGGCCCAGCTCCAGCAGGCCAAGCGTTCGGCGTCGAAGCAGAACGCCTTCCGCACCAAGCATCTGAACCAGTGGGTGGGGGCTAGGACGGTCTGGATGAACATGCTGGCCTGGCAGCGGCAGAAGCGCGACTTCACGATTGCGGACATGGCCGGATGTCGCTGCTGGATGGCTTTGGACCTTGCCAGCAAGAAAGACGTGGCCGCCCTGGTAATGCTGTTCGAGAAAGCTGGTCAGTTCTACTGCATTCCGCGCTTCTACGCTCCAGAGGCCGCCGCTGAGGAAAACGAGAAGTATCAGAACTTCGCACTTGAAGGTCACCTGATCCTGACGCCAGGGAGCATGACGGACTACGCCTTTATCGAGGCAGACATCCTTGACCTAGCAAAACAGATCGACCTGCAGGATGCCGCCTTCGACGACTGGCAGGCCAACTACCTGATTACACGCCTCTCGAACACCTCAATCCCGGTCGTGGACTTCAACCAGACGGTCAAGAACATGAGCGACCCGATGAAGGAGGTGGAGGCGAGGGTGATAGCGCGGACGCTCTGGCATGACGGAAACCCAGTCATGACCTGGATGATGGGAAATGTGGCGGCAAAGATCGATGCCAAGGAAAACATCTACCCGCGCAAGGAAAACGACAACGACCCCAACTGCAAGATCGACGGTCCAGTGACCTTGATCATGGCTATGGGGCGCGCCCTGGTTGCCGGAGTTGATGACGGCGACGACTTCATGAACGCCATACGGAATCCCATCATCGCATGAACATCGCAACTGGCCTCTACCTCTTCTTCGGCGTCCTTGGTCTGGCTCTTTTCGTAGCCGGAACCTTTGTGCTGCTGGGGCTCGGCTGGGCGCTCATTTCCGGTGCAGCGTCAGCATTCGCTATCGCGGCGTTCATTCGCAAGGGGCTGACCAGTGAGTAAGAGTCTCGGAAAAGTCCTGAGCAGTGCTACGTCTGCGCCCAGGTCTTCATTGTTCGGTTGGGGGGATAAGACCATCCGCCTGACAGATGGCGCGTTCTGGTCGCAGTTCTTGGGGCGAGAGTCCTCGAGCGGGAAGAAGGTCACTGTCGACAAGGCAATGAAGCTGTCCGCGGTATGGGCTTGCGTTCGCTTGATCTCTACTTCTGTCGCCGGCCTGCCGCTTGGAGTGTACGAGCGGAAAGCGGACGGGAGCAGAGTCGATGCTCGGTCGTTCCCGCTCTACGATGTTGTTCACAACAGCCCCAATGACGACATGACGGCCTTCCAGTTCTGGCAAGCCATGGTCGCATCGATGTTGCTTTGGGGGAACGCATACGCGGAGATTCGTCGTGCTGCCGGTAGGCCTGCTGCGCTGGACTTCCTGCTTCCATCGAGGGTCGACCTGGAGTGTGATGACAACGGTCGGCTGAAGTACTTCTACACGCCAAAGAAGGGTGCCCGTAGAGAGATCGAGCGCACAAACATGCTGCACATCCCTGCGTTCACGCTGGATGGCAGAGTCGGTCTCTCTGCCATCCGGTATGGCGTCGATGTCTTCGGTTCGGTCATGTCGGCGGAGGATGCCGCCAACGGCACATTCAAGAACGGACTGCTCCCCACGGTCGCATTCAAGGTCGACCGCATTCTCCAGCCTGCGCAGAGGGAGGAGTTCAGGGAGTACGTGAAGTCCATATCTGGCGCTATGAACGCTGGGAGGTCCCCTGTACTGGAGCAGGGTATTACCCCTGAGACTATCGGCATCAACCCAGTCGATGCTCAGTTGCTGGAGACGCGAGAGCATGGAGTGATCGAGATTTGCAGATGGTTCGGGGTTCCGCCCTGGATGATTGGTCAGACCGACAAAGGGAGTAACTGGGGGACCGGGCTTGAACAGCAGATGCTCGCGTTCCTGACATTCTCGATCAGTTCGATCACCAATCAGATTCAGCAGTGCGTCAACAAGCGGCTGCTAACTGCGCCCGAGCGGATTCGCTATTACGCCGAGTTTTCCCTTGAGGGATTCCTGAAAGCTGATAGCGCGGGTCGCGCTGCCTGGTACAGCACCATGGCGCAAAACGGATTCATGACTCGCAATGAAGGTCGCCGGAAAGAGAACCTTCCAGAGCTTCCCGGCGGCGACATCCTGACTGTGCAATCCAACCTTGTCCCCCTCGACCAACTCGGTCAATCCAATGAGAGCCAGGCGGTTCGCGCCGCACTCATGAACTGGCTCAGCCAGCCAGAACCACAGGAGTAACCCATGACTCTGCGAAATCTTCCGGCAGCGCCGGAGGCTCGCCCGCGCTCGGGCGTCCAGTGCGACCTGGCGCCAAAAGCGCTGGATGCATGGCGTCCTGAGCTTCGCGCCGCGTCCGGCGATAACCCCGACACCACCATCACCATCTACGAGCCCATCGGTTATGACTGGTGGACCGGCGAGGGCGTAACCGCGAAACGCATTGCCGGTGCGCTGCGCGCCATCGGCGGCGATGTCGATGTGACCGTGAATATCAATAGTCCGGGCGGCGACGTGTTCGAGGGGCTGGCGATTTACAACCTGCTGCGCGAGCACAAGGGCAAGGTCTCGGTGAACATCATCGGATTGGCTGCCTCTGCCGCCTCCTTTATCGCCATGGCAGGGGATGAAATCCGCATTGGCCGCGCCGCCTTCCTGATGATCCACAACGCCTGGCTGATCGCCATGGGCAATCGGAACGACCTGCGTGAGATCGCCGACTGGCTGGAGCCATTCGACATGACGCTGGCTGACATTTACGCGCAGCGCACCGGCATCGATATCGACGACATCGTGAAGCAGATGGACGCCGAGACCTGGATCGGCGGGCGCGAAGCCGTCGACAAGGGGTGGGCAGATGCCTTCCTGGAATCCGACGAGATCTCCAGTGCGCCGAGCAACCGCAGTGAAGCCATCTTGGCCAAGCGCCGGATGGATGCCGCTCTGGCTCGCAGCGGCATGCCGCGAAGCCAGCGCAATGAACTCATCAATGACTTCAAGACCAGCATGCTTGGCGCTGCTGGCGGGGGTGGTGACACCCCGACCGATATGCCTGGCGCTGTCGCTCCTGACCTCTCCGCTGCACTACGGGCAGCACAAGACATCACTAAATTCCTCCAAGGAGAATCGCAATGAGCGACTTCGAGAAACAAATCGGCGAACTGAACACCAGCCTCAAGCAGGTCGGCGATCAGATCAAGGCCCAGGCCGAACAGGTCAACACCCAAATCGCCAACTTCGGCGAGATGAACAAGGAAACCCGAGCCAAGGTCGACGAACTGCTGACCGCTCAGGGCGAACTGCAAGCACGGCTGAGCGCCGCAGAACAAGCCATGCTGGCCAACGAGAAGCGTGACGGCGGCGAGGAAGCACCGAAGACCGCCGGCCAAATGGTCGCAGAGAGCCTGAAAGAGCAGGGTGTAACCAGCTCCCTGCGCGGTTCGCATCGCGTATCCATGCCGCGCTCGGCCATCACCTCCATCGACAGCTCTGGCGGTGCCCTGGTTGCTCCTGATCGTCGCCCCGGTGTCGTTGCCGCTCCGCAGCGTCGACTGACCATCCGCGACCTGGTTGCGCCGGGCACCACTGAATCGAACTCCGTCGAGTACGTTCGCGAGACCGGCTTCGTCAACAATGCCGCTCCTGTTTCGGAAGGCACCCAGAAGCCGTACTCGGACCTGACCTTCGAGCTGGAAAACGCGCCGGTTCGCACCATCGCCCACTTGTTCAAGGCAAGTCGCCAGATCCTGGACGACGCATCGGCCTTGCAGAGCTACATCGATGCGCGCGCTCGTTACGGCCTGATGTTGGTCGAAGAAGGTCAACTGCTCTACGGAAACGGAACCGGTGCCAATCTGCACGGCATCATTCCGCAGGCACAGGCCTACGCTCCGCCGAGCGGCGTAGTGGTGACTGCCGAGCAGCGAATCGACCGCATCCGCCTGGCGATCCTTCAGGCGCAACTGGCCGAGTTCCCGGCCAGCGGTATCGTGCTCAACCCCATCGACTGGGCGCTGATCGAGCTGACCAAGGACGCCGAGAACCGCTACATCATCGGCAGCCCGCAGAACGGCACCACTCCGACCCTCTGGCGTCTGCCGGTGGTGGAAACCCAGGCCATCACTCAGGACGAGTTCCTGACCGGAGCTTTCTCGCTCGGCGCCCAGATATTCGACCGCATGGACATCGAGGTTTTGGTTTCCACCGAGAACGACAAGGACTTCGAGAACAACATGGTCACTATCCGCGCTGAGGAGCGGCTGGCCTTCGCGGTCTATCGCCCCGAGGCTTTCGTGACTGGTTCGCTGACCGCCAGCTGACTGGAAGGGGCCGGTCTCCCGGCCCCCTCTTTCTTTGAGGTGATTATGTCTGACGTAATGATCAAGCCGGTTCGTTCATACCTGGATGGCGGTCGTGTGAGAAAGGCTGGTGGTGATGCATACCTCGCATCCGAGCACCTGGCTCGCCAGTTGGTGGCGCGCGGACTTTGCCAGATTGTGGAATCAGAGATCCCAAAGCCTGTGGCTGGCGAGTCGCCGTCTGCATCGCAAGCGGCCCCAGCCTCACAGCAGAAGACTGCGAACGAGTCCGAGAGTGGCGGAACTCCTCGCCGCAGAGGGCGGCCATCTGCACGAACACAACGTTCCGACTGACTCCCTGGGCTGATGCGCTGTGGGCAATGGATAAAGTCTGGTGGGAGAGATACGCCGCCGAGGCTAAAGCAAACTTCTGCGGTGAGCTTCTGACGCTCAGCGCCAATCCATTCGGCATCAAGACGGCACGCATCGAGCACTACAGAAACTCAGGCGGCGGCGCAGTTTCTTTGGCCATAGCCAGGGGCGCCAAGCGAATCATCCTTCTCGGCTACGACATGCAGAAAACTGGTGGGATGTCTCACTGGCATGGTGATCACCCCAGAGGACTGGGTAGTGCAGGGAAGATATCCGAGTGGCCGGTAGAGTTCGAAAACCTGAAGCGCAAGAACCCTGGGATAGAAATCATCAATTGCACACGCGAAACGGCGCTTACCTGTTTCGCGCGTAGACCGCTGGAGGACGCGCTGAATGAGCCTGATCCCGCTTGATACGGCAAAGTCCTTTCTTGATGTGATCCACGATTGGGATGACGCCAAGCTCCAGTTGCTGCTTGATGGAGCGGAGGACGAGGCCTGCCAGTTCATGTGGCGCCAGTCCCTTGATGGCCTTTGCAACTGCGAAGAGAGTAGTGAGGCTGTCAGTAGCGAGCCGGGCCTTCCGCCTAGCGTGGTCATCGGAGTGCTTCTGTTACTTCAGGCCAGCTATCAGGCTGCTCCCGATGAAATCGCGACGCTGCGTAAGGCGGCCGAGGTGAAGCTGATGCCGTACCGATGCGGCTTGGGGGTTTGAATGCTGGCCTACCGTATGCGCCACCGCATTCAGTTTCAGCGGCAGGTCCAAACACAAGACCCTGATACAGGGGAAATGGTGACGACCTGGGAGACCGTTCTGTTCTCCGGTCGCGCCGACCTTCCCGCCGAGGTTCTGACTGGACCAGGTCGCGAGTTGATCGCTGCCGATGCTACGCAGGCGGAGACCACTGCCAGGATCAATTGTCGATGGTTCCCCGTTGAGCGGTTGGAACTCTACACCTGGCGCATCCTCTGGGATGGCCGAGTCTACAACATCACCAGCGCAGAGACCGATGTCACCGCTCGGCGCGAATGGAGACTGCGCTGCTCTGATGGATTGACGGACGGACGCTAGGAGGTCGCTTGTTTATCCGCGGAATGCTTGGCCTTGGTGACAATATCTACGCGCGCGCGTTCGTGAAGAAACACCAGGGCGCCTATCTCGAAACGCCATGGCCGCAACTCTATTCAGACATCGATGTGAAATGCGTGCGTCCAATCACCCAACTCCGCACGCAAGCGAAGAACGTCCAGCGCCCGGCGCAGTGGCACAAGCCTTTCGGTGGTGGACAATTACGAATCGCATACGGACAGATGCCGATCATCCAGGGCTTGCGACAAGCTTTCCGGTGCGAGCCCGGTGCGTTCGATTTGCCTGACTTCGGCCCGTCGCCGGTCAATGGCCGCTATGTGCTGGTTCGCCCAGCCACGGTTCGCGCTGAGTGGCGTGCAGACACGCGCAACCCACTGCCTGAGTACATCGCCAGCGCTGCCGAAGAGATGCGCCGCAGGGGCTGGAAAGTGGTTTCCGTGGCGGACCTGGAGCCGGGAAAGGAGTGGGCGCTCGATCCACTTCCGCCGGCTGACATCCAGTTCCACAAGGGCGAACTTCCGGTTGAACAACTGCTGGCGCTGCTCCAGCACGCAGATGCCGTGATTGGCGGCATCGGCTGGATTGTTCCGGCCAGCATCGCCGCCAAGGTTCCGGCCTGGATCATCTGCGGCGGTCAGGGCGGCTACAACTCGCCTGAACACATCACCGACAAATGCATGGACCTGTCCCGCATCACCTTCGCGGTTCCCGACAGGTTCTGCCGCTGCACCATGAAACAGCACAACTGCGACAAAAGGATCACCGATCATGACCAACGCTTTGCCGCCTGGGCTGACCGACTGCCTGCTCTGGTCTGAAGAGCTTGGCATGGGCTTCCACCCGCGTCCTCCGATGGACTATAGCGGGCCGTATTTCGAGAAGTACCAGCTGCTTGACGCTACCCCGATGGGCGCTGCGCTGACTCAGTGCCGCATCGATCTGGTGCGCCGTCACTTTGCCGGACAGGTGGTAGATATCGGTATCGGCGGAGGCCGTTTCGTCACAGAGTCCGGCGCGATGGGCTTTGACGTGAATCCGGAAGCGGTGGCTTGGCTGAGGGCGCAGGAGCGCTATTACGATCCGTACCAGCACCACGCAGAAGCTGTGACCTGCTGGGACAGCCTGGAGCACATCCCGGAGCCGGAGAAACTGCTGGGCCACGTTGGCGAGTGGCTGTTCGTGTCGATGCCGATTTATAAGGATCAGGCTGACTGCCTGGCCTCCAAGCATTACAAGCCGGGTGAGCATTGCTGGTATTGGAGCCTTCCGGGCCTGGTTGCCTGGTGCGAGCGGCATGGCTTCGAACTGGTGGAGATGAACCAGGCGGAATCCGACCTTGGCCGAGAAGGCATCACCAGCTTTGCGTTCCGGAGGGTCCATGGCTGACGGCGTTGAGTTTAACATCACCGGGCTTGAAGGCGTGCTCGAGAAACTCAGAACTCTTGGCCCGCGCCTCCAAAAGAACGGCCTGAGAAAAGCAGCCCGCAGGGCGATGAACATTGTCAGGGATGCCGCACGAGAAAAGGCGCGACTTGTCGATGATCCCGAAACACCAGAGAAAATCTGGAAGAACATCATCACTCAAGAGTCCGCCAAGCAGGGGCGGCGTGAAGGGGGGGTGGTGATGAAGGTTGGAGTGCGCGGCGGCGCTGGTCGAAACCAGTACAGCAAGGATGCAAGCGGAAATCCTGGTGGCGACACCAGGCACTGGCGCTATCTGGAGTTCGGCACCAAGTACTCGCCGGCGAAGCCATTCATGCGGCCTGCTCTGTCTCAAAACATTGAGCCCGTTACTGAAAAATTCATATCCGAGCTTGATGGCGAAATAGACAAGGCTCTAAGGGGGAGGTGATGCATCCGCCAATCTTTAAGGTCTGCTCAAGTAGTCCCGCTGTTACCGCGATTCTCGGTGCGTCCCCGCTGAGGATGTATCAGTTTGGCCTGGCCCCCCAGCTCGTCGTCAAGCCGTACGCAACATGGCAGACCATATCTGGATCGCCGGAGAACTACCTATGGGGGCGCCCTGACGCCGATGGGTTCACCCTCCAGGTGGACATTTTCTCAGCCACCGCTGCGGAAGCCAGAGATGCAGCAAAGGCCATCAGGGATGCAATTGAGCTTTCAGCCTATGTAGTCCGCTGGGGAGGGGAATCTGTTGATCCTGATACCAAGACCTACCGAGTCAGCTTTGACATCGACTGGATAGTCCAGCGATAGACACCTAAACCAATCAGCCCGCCACCGCGCGGGTTTTTATTGCCTGCTACAGGAGAAGACGTTATGTCGATGCTTACCCAAGGAACTCAGGTCTATGCCCTTGTTCCGCCCCGCTCTGGATCTGGTCCTTTTACGGTGATGGAGATCGAGTGCGCAACCTCCTTCAACCCCGGAGGAAACCCGGCGGATCAGATCGAGGACCCGTGCTTGAGCGAGACCTCGCGCAAATACAAGAAGGGCATGCGTACCCCTGGTCAAGCCACTCTCGGACTGAATGCAGATCCGCGGAATGCGAGCCATGTTCGGCTCTTTCAGCTCTCAGAGGATGACAGTGACCAGGATATTGTCTTTGCTGTCGGCTGGTCAGATGGTGTCGGTGTAAGCCCGTCCGCAGACCAAGACAGCAATGGAGACTGGGACTTTGATCTTCCGCCGACGCGTACATGGTTCGTTTTCCGTGGTTACGTCAGCGACTTCCCGTTCGATTTTGCAGCCAACACCCTGGTCGCCACCCAGGCCACGATCCAGCGCTCTGGCGCAGGGCAGTGGATTCCGAAAGCCGCGTAAGGAGCAGACATGAAACTAGCCGATCTAGTGGCCGCTGGCGCGGTCCTGGGCGATGGACTGGTGAAGAAAAGCATCACCTGGACGCACACCCCGCCGGGCAAGAAAAAAGCGGTCACGGACACCTTCGACGTGTTCATCAAGCGCAGCAGTTTCGGTGCCATGGAACGCCTGTTCGCCCAAGACGACGACAAGAAGAGCCAGAATGCGCGCTACCTGGCCGAGAGCGTAAGACTGGGTGAGGGTGGTGAAGAGGAGATTCCCTACGAAACTGCGTTCAACCTCGACCCTGCGTTGGGCTTCCTGCTCTTGCAGGCTGTCGCGGAGGTCAATGGCACTGCGCCGGGTGACGAAAAAAACTGACGCCCGCCGATGAGGTTTGGCATGAACTCGTGCTGAACGGCATCGGCGGTTGCACCATTCGCGAGGCGAAGGAACGCATCGACTACGACGAGTACAGGGCGTGGGTTGCCTACCTGAAAAAGCGTGGCTCCCTCAACGGGAGCTATCGCCTGGAGTGGGTGCTGGCCCAATTGGCGGCGATCCAGGCCAAGGTTGGCGGGGTGAAGTGCGAGCCCGACGACTTCCGCCCCCATGTTCGAGCGCCGGTAGAGTCGGTGGGGATATCGCTCGAACAGGCGATGGCCGCATGGGTTTGACCTGGCAAGGATGCTGGGTTCCTGTGCTGGCGCTCCGGTTGGCCAGGATGCTGGCTCCGTGCTAGATTCCGAGCGATCACCACCGGGAGGGTTGTTAATGCGTAAGATATTGGTTGCTTCAATAGTTCTAACTGCTGTTTTAAGTGGATGCGCCTCTAGTGGAAAAGAGATTACGCAGGAGCAGGTGGATAGAATTGTGCAGGGACAAACAACTCAGGATCAGTTGATTTCGATTTTTGGCAAGCCCATGGCGGAACAATACAATTCAGATGGGAGCCGTGTACTTACCTGGGGGTATGCCTATGTTGGGTTTATGGGGGCTGGCACCGAAACCCAGGGGCTTTCGGTAATTCTTGGTCCAGATGGAAAGGTTACAGGGTATAGCATGGCAGGTTCCTCTCCATCCCCTGCAAGATTTGGTCGGTAAGCTGTTTTAGTTTCTGATTTAATCGGCAGGTAAGATATGTTTGAGGAAGTTTATAATAATTGGGTTTATATTTTGTTTTTCGGGGTTTGGTTGGCGTCAATCTCTGCGTATCTGGCAGCATCTCGCAGAAGAAGTATAGCCCTATGGTTTGTCTTTGGTTTCTTCGCTCCGATAATCGCCATACCTCTTATATTTATTCTAGGGGAAGATAAGCAAGCATCTGAACGCTCGTCTCGTCAGGCTGCAGTGGATGTCGGTATATCGAATGGTTTTAAGAAATGCCCATATTGCGCGGAAGCCGTCAGAGAGGAGGCTAAGCTATGCCGACATTGTCGGTCTGAGATATGAGATATGGGCATGTCTGTACTGGCATCGGCCAAACTAAAATTGGCCGAAAATCATATTCAATGGGGATGATTATCTGAAGAAGTAGAAAATCCCTATGCAAGCCGCCTTCGGGCGGTTTTTTATTGTCCGGAGAAAAGCTAAATGGCCTCTCGCTCCCTTGGTGTGCTGACGCTCGACCTCATTGCGCGCATTGGGGGATTTCAGCAGAGCATGAATCGCGCCTCCCAAGACACTGCGCGCAGCATGGCGCGGATTGAGCAAAGCACGCAGCGGGCGAGTTCGACAGCAGTTAGCGCTATCAAGTCTATTGGTGTTGCGGCGGCTGCTTATCTGAGCGCCCGAGAGCTTGTTGGATATTCGCAAGCCTGGGTCTCTATTGAGAACCGCATCAAGCAGGTCAGCGAAAGTCAGGCTCAGTTCAGTCAGTCGATGGATGCAGTGTATTCCGTCGCTCAGAATGCGCGGTCATCCTTGGAGGGCACTGCGGAGCTGTACCAGAGGATTGCCGCTTCAACTGGCGACCTCGGGGTAAATCAACAGCAAGTTGTCCAGGTGACCCAGAACATCAGCAAGGCCATGTCGGCCAGTGGTGTTTCCGCTGCCGCTGCGGAAGGTGCGCTGGTGCAACTCGGACAGGCCTTTGCCTCTGGCGTGCTCCGAGGCCAGGAGTTGAACTCGGTACTCGAGCAGGCTCCGGGCTTGGCCCAGGCCGTCGCAAACGGTCTCGGGGTTGCGGTTGGAGACCTTCGAAAGCTTGGCGAACAGGGCAAGCTGACCTCCAAGCAGGTCTTCGAGGCGATTCTGTCTCAAACCCGAGCTATTGATGACCAGTTTGCGCGCGCCCAGACTACCATCGCTGGCGCGTTTCAAGTTCTGGAGAACAGCGCGACCAGGGCGATCGGCAGCCTGGATAGCACTCTCGGGGTGTCCAAGGCTTTTACGGAAGCCATGGTTTCCCTGTCGAAGTCGCTTGACTCTACGGGAGTGCAAACTTTCGTTCAGATACTCAATACGGGTTTATATCTAGCAATAGCGAGAGTTGCTGCAGTTTCTGGAACGTGGCTGGTATCTTTGGCTGCTAACGTAAAGGCAACCAGAGAACAGAACCTTGCGGCGTCCCAGTCCGCTCAAAGTGAGCTTGTTCGAGCCCAGGCTATTCGAACTTCCGCTGTCGCGGAAGCGGCTCGCGCTAGACAGGCTGTTGTTTCCGCTGAAGCGCAAGTTGCGGCTGATCGCCAGCGGCAGGCTTCGGAAATTGCTCGACTTCAGTCGGTGCAGGCTGCAATCGCTGCCGAAAAGGAACTTGAGGTTCAGCGACTAAGAGCCCAAATTACCGAAATTGGACGGCAGCAATCAGTCGCCAGGATGGTTGAACTTAGGCTCAGTGAGGTTGCAATAACCAAGCAGCTACAGGTTGCTGAGCAGCAACTCGCAGCCACCACGGTTGCGTCTTCCGAGGCTGCGACCGCAGCCATGGCAAGGTGGGCGGCTGCGACTGAGGGTGTCGCGGTTGCCAATGCTCAGCTTGCGACTGCTCAGGCTGCCTCCACAGCGGCATTGGGTCGTTGGTATGCCGCAAGCACCTCACTGACCATTGGGCTGAATGCCCTAAGAGCGGCGGGCGCGGGTATTCTCCGAATGGCTGCCGGGTGGCCGGGTCTCATTCTGTCTATCGGCGCTGTAGCCCTGTCCTTCGTCGACTTCGGGGACAAGGCCGAGAGCAATGCTGGTCGTGCGGCCAATGCTTTCGAAGACGCCTCCACCCGCATCCGCCAGGCCGCTCGGACGATGATTCCGGAGGATCTTTCCGGGCTCAGCTATGACCAGTTGAAGCAGCAGTTGGCGGGCCTTCAGGATCAATTGAAGGATGCCGAGGCGCTTCAGGAGCGGTTCCAGAAGGGCGTTGACGACAATACCGACATTCCGTTTGGTCCTTCGCTGGACGAGGCAAAGGAGAAAGCAGAGTCCTTGCGCCTTGCCATCCAGAAGACACAGCGAGAACTGGACGGTGCAAGGTTCGCTTCGGATAAGGCTGGCGCGAGCTATCTGGATAATTTGCAGAAACAGAGCGTTGTCGCCGGCAAGCTGACCGAGGTAGAGAAGCTCCGCGCCCAGATCAACGCTGGAATCCTGAAGCTAAGTCCTGACGATGAAAAGCGCGCCCTGGCCTATGCCGCAGCCGTGGACAAGGCGAATGCCTCGACCAAGTCCCAGAAGGACCTGTTGAAGGACTCTACGAAGGGGCTGAAGCAGGCTGAGGAGCGGTATCGGGACCTCAAGAAGGAGATCGACCCTACCGCGACTGCGACGGACGAGTACAGGAAGAACATCGAGGCCCTCAACACCCTGAAGGACAGGGGAAAGATCACGAGCCAGGAGTATGCGAAGGGAATCGAGTGGGCGGCCAAGTCGTTCAACTCCGCAGTGGACGCGGCTAATCCGTTCGTGAAGCGGCTCAGAGAGATCAAGTCCGCGATGGACGAGAGCTTGGGCAATCTCAAGCTCGAAGGGCAACGCGAAATCCTCGGGATGGGGATGAGCGATAGCCAGAGGGGGCTGTTCGACAAGCTGAACGAGGAGAATGACCGTTACGCCAAGGCCCGCAGGGATCTTGCCGACCGCTATGCAGACAGATCGGTCGGGATGAGCGACGACGAGTACCAGCAAGAGCTCCAGGCTCAACAGAAGCACCATGAGCAAATGCTGGAGCAGTTGCAGGCAAACTACGATGCTCGACTTGAGGCCCAGGGGGACTGGGTGTCCGGAGCCCGCTCCGCATGGGAAACCTACGTGGAGGATGCGCAGAATTACTCGAAGCAGGCCTCTGACTTCGTATCTGGTGCACTTGGCGATGCTACCAACGGCTTGGGCGATGCAATCACCGATATCGTCACGCGGACCAAGAGTCTCGGAGATGCGTTCGGTGACATGGCTGCGGACCTGGCTAAGTCGGTCATCAAGGCCCTGGCTGACATGGCCGCCCAGTGGCTTGTTTACCAGGCGGTGCAGTTGGTCGTAGGGAAGACGGCTCAATCGACTGCGGCAATCGGGCTGGTCGCCAATGCTCAGGCAACGGCGTTCCAGGCACAGCTAGCAGCGTTTGCCTCGACGGCTGCCATCCCGATTGTTGGCCCTGGCCTGGCTGCCGGTGCTGCTGCGGCTGCCGCCGCAGCTACCGCGCCAATGGTTGCTGGAGTTTCTTCGGCGGCCTTCGCGGGCATCGCGCACGGCGGCATCGACAACATCCCGAAGGAGAGTACCTGGCTGCTTGATGCTGGTGAGCGGGTGCTCAGTCCGAATCAAAACAGGGACCTGACTGCCTTCCTCAGCAGGGAAGGCGGCGCGAGTGCTGGGGCTGGACAGGCGCCGTCGATCACTATCAACGCTCCGGTCACGGTTAATGCCCAGCCCGGCATGAGCCAAGAGGAAGCTCGAATGCAGGGAGAGGCTGCCGGGCTGGCCTTGCGGGAGGAGGTCCGGAGCGTCATTCGGGAAGAGTTGGGGCAGAACGGTCTGCTTTGGAGGCGATAAGTGGCTGAGACCTTTTCTTACTGCACCCGCCTTGGAGCTACCGGCGAGATTGCCCAGCGCACCTGGCAGAACGACTTCGGGGATGGATACGTTCAGTCCGGCGGAACGGGGATCAACACCAGATCCGAGACCTGGGATGGAATGACGATCATCGGGCGCCTGGAGGCTGGTGATGATCTCCTGGGCGCCCGCGCCTTCCTGGACCGGCACGAGGGGTATAGGTCGTTCCTGTGGACGCCCCCTGGCGGCGCACAGGGTCGATACCGGTGCAATGGATACAAGCTGAGGCCGTTGGGTGGAGGGCTGTACGAACTGAGTTTCACGTTCGTCCAAGTCTTCTACCCGTAGCAACCAACCATGAGCGGCTATGCCGCGGGAGTAAAGAATGATTGAGTCTGAAAAGAAAGCCGCCAATGGTGATTCGGTTTGGCGATTGAGACAGGACGGAACTGTCGAAATCAATGAAGCAGATGTTTCCGATGCAGTAGTCTCGCCTCTTTCCGTCATCGGCATCGGTCTACCTGAAGGGTTTGCTGAGGAAGCTGAAAAGAAAGCCGAGCTACTGGAGCGCCGGCTTTCCCGTGTCGAAGAAGTTCTCGGTCTATCCACTGTCAGTTAGGAACCTTGGCGCTATCAAAAAGGATCGAGAGTTGTTGTGTATTCGGTCTTGCGCCGAAGGTTGAGCCCATGCTCTTAGCGACTGACAGAGCCTTGCCTTTTGCCGAGTCGACGCCAGCATTGCCTTGCGTCTCGTTGAGATGGGCGACCAGACCGAACACCGCAGCGGTAAGAGTTTGGATATCCGAGGCGTGAGAGTTCACGACTTTGGTGAGTTCGCGGATTTGTTGATCGTTGCTCATTTCGACCTCCTAGGTCTTTAACCGCGCCGACATTGGCGCCTCCCGATCCCTGGGCCGGCACGCTCAGGGTCGGGAAACCCTTGCATGGTGATCTTATGGGTAAGCCTTGCTCAGAACGCTGGTCAAGAATTCAATGGCATTTGCCCGGAGCTGCTTGGCTGAATCGAGATTGGAAGAAACCGATTGATGCCAAACATCAACAGACCAGCCAATCAGATCCTCATCTTTCAGCCGAACTCTATGTATCTCTATGGTGTATGGATGAGCCATGTTTTCGAATGTGTCGCTATCCGCCATGAAGCCTAGAATCTCGCCGGCTATCATTAGTTGTGCGGCATAGTCTTTGAACGCGCGTCGATCACGGTAGATGAAGCCGACGCCGAATACTGCCGCGATCCCATTTTCTTGATCTTCTTCAAGGCACTCGCACCGAAAAGACTCGAAACGTCCTCCCTCGCTATTGAGGGCTAGAACTAGGCGCTTCATGTAATGGTCTTTCCGAAGTTCGGGAATATCATCAATCTTTTTTGGCTCTTTTGTGAGCCACACAACTGGATGAATCCCTTTGTCGGGTTCTGGCTTGTATGGGATGTTTCTGAGTTCCGTACAGATTCGAAGGTCAATTCCGGCCCACTTCCCCATGAGAGACGCTCCTGTCTTTGCATGAAGGCACGACGCTACTACCCCGGTAGTGCGGTTGCCACTGGCATTTCATCCACGCTGTACAACCTTCCAGCCCGCCTCGCGCGGGCTTTTTCATATCTGGAGAACGCATGGCCTTCAATGCTGATGTGCAGAAGCTTGAGCCGGGGAACCTGATCCGGCTGTTTGAGGTGGATGCGACGCGCCTTGGCGGAAATCTCTGGCGATTCCATGGCCACGCCCAGGAAGGGGAGATCATCTGGCAGGGAAATGTGTACGAGCCGATTCAAATCACCGCAAAAGGCTTTGATATCCGCGGCGATGGTCGACCCGCGTCGCCGACCCTCCAACTGGCAAACGAGCTCGCCGGCATACGAGGAGCGATATCGGCCATCTGCCTTCAGTTGCGAGACCTCTGTGGCGCCAGGGTTCGGGTGATCGAGACGTGGAGGCACTATCTGGATGCCGCGAACTTCCCTGATGGCAACCCCGACGCAGCCGACGAGTCTCGGGTGGGAATCTGGTTCATCGAGCAGAAGACCGAGGAAACCCGTGAGCAGGTCACATTCGCGCTCAGCAGCCCTATCGACATGGAGGGGCAGATGCTACCCGCCCAGCAGATCACTAAGCTTTGCCGGTGGGCGTGCCGAGGTCAGTACCGAGGAGAGGCCTGCGCCTATACCGGCGCCGCCCTCTTCACGAAGAAGGATGAGCCTACCGATAACCCGGCTCTCGATCGGTGCGGCGGCCGCTGGAGCAGTTGCAAGCTGCGCGGCAACACCAACCGCTTCGGCGGTTCTTTGGGGGCAAGTTTGATCGTTTCGTCGAGGTAAGCATGCGCATCAGTCAAAAGCTCCAGTGTCAGATCCTGGCGCACGCCGAAAGCGTCTACCCGAGCGAGGCGTGTGGCGTATTGCTCAAGACCGATAGCGGCCGAGAATACGCTCCTTGTGGCAACCTGGCGGTCAGTGATCGCGAAAACTTCGTCATGGATCACCGGGACTACGCAGCAGCAGAGGACCGCGGCGAAGTAATTGCCGTCATCCATAGCCATCCTGACAAGGCTCCGATCCCGAGCATGGCCGACCGGGTCAGTTGTGAGCTTCACGGATTGCCGTGGGGAATCATCGGGCTGCCGGGTGGGGAAATGACCTGGTTCAAACCATCAGGTTATCGTGCCCCGTTGCTTGGCCGAGAGTTTTCCCACGGCTTGCTCGACTGTTGGGGCGCCTGCCGGGATTGGTACGAGCGAGAAGCTGGGTTGACGCTGCCGAACTTTGAGCGCAAGGACCTTTGGTGGGAGGACAAGGAAGGCTCAAGCCTGTACGAGGACAATTACGAGAGGGCCGGCTTCTATCGCGTTGACGACCTGCGGCGAGGGGACATGTTGGTGTTTCAAGTGCCAACTCCGGGGCGGCCTTGCTATCACCCGAACCATGCCGCGATCTACCTTGGTGCCGAGCCTCATTTGCGAAGCGAAGAGGCCCCGGCGCTGGGCGGATCAGGGCCGTTCATCTATCACCACATGGCGGGTCGCGCGGCTGCACGCGAAATCTATGGCTGGTCCATGGCCAACAGGCTCCGGCTGATCCTTCGTCACAAGGACTTCCCCCAATGAAGACCGTGCGACTGTATGGCGCGTTGCGCCGTGAATTTGGCCGTGAGTATGTGCTCGATGTATCAGGGCCGCGAGAGGCCACCATTGCCCTGGCCAGCATGGTAGATGGTTTCGAGAAATTCATGCGAACCGCAGAAGAGCGCGGGATGCGGTTCGCGGTTTTCGTAGGGCGGCGAAATCTTCGCGAAGAGGAGCTTGACCTGGCCGGAGCCGGCGAGTCGGTCATCCGCATCGTGCCAGTCATCCAAGGCAGCAAGAGTTCCGGGATTTTTCAGACGGTCCTGGGGGCGGCGTTGGTTGTTGCGGGCTATTTCACGTTCGGTACCACCTCGGCAATAGGCGTTGCAATGATGGCTGGCGGCGCTGGCCTGGCGCTTGGTGGCGTTGCCCAGATGCTGGCCCCGTCAACTCAGGCTTCCGCCGCGAAGAACGAGGATGGGAATAACCCGAGCTATGGATTCGGTGGCGCCATGACCACTATTGCTCAGGGAAACCCATACCCAGTGCTTTACGGCGAGCGAGAGATCGGCGGCGCCGTCGAGTCGGGCGGGGTTTACACGGAAGACCAGCTCTAGCACGACCGCTGCCAGACCCCGCTTCGGCGGGGTTTCTTGTTTCTGGAGATCGAAAATGTCTGTTGTGACCAAAAAGCGCCATCAGCCTTTGCGTGGAAGCAAGGGGGGCAGTTCCAAGCCGAAGCAGCCGCACATCGCCCAGAACGGCGTCGCATCGCTGTCCACTGCTCGGATCCTGTATCTCCTGAGCTGGGGACCGATTGTTGGCCCAGTCAATGGACTCAAGTCGATCAAGCTTGACGGTACTCCGATCCAGGCAGAAGACGGCACGCTGAACTATCCCGACGTGAAGTGGCAGTTTCGACCGGGCGAGTTAAATCAGGAGCGACTGGAAGGTGTAGCGGAGTCTAGCAACGAGATTGCGGTGGGCCAGACCTTGCTCAGCACGCAGCCCTACATCTACACCGTCACGAACGCCACGGCGGATGCGGTACGCGTGCGCCTGTCCTGGCCCAACCTGCAGGCGCAGGATTCGTCCGGGAACATCAATGGGGTGCGTATTGAGTACGCGATCGATGTCGCCACGGATGGCGCTCCTTACCAGACCGTACTCAGCACGTTTGTCGACCGGAAGAACGTTACGACTTACTACCGTTCTCATCGGATCAACCTGCCGGCAGGAGGGCACTGGGCGGTTCGCGTGCGGCGGATCACGCCTGAGGCGAACAGCTCTCTGGTCCAGGACACCATGATGCTGACTGCGATAGCTGAAGTTGTCGACAGCAACCAGGAGTTTCCGCTCACCGCCGTTGGCTGCGTGGAGTATGACGCCCAGCAGTTCGGGGGCGACTTTCCGAAGTTCTCTGCGCTCATGCGCGGGCGGATCGTGCGGGTTCCGATGAACTATGACCCTGAGACTCGGACCTATTTTACCGGCGGCCCCGGTACCACGAATGGCGTTTGGGACGGCACCTTCAAGGAGGCTTATTCCAACAATCCGGCCTGGGTCTTCTATGACCTGGTGTTGAACCCCTATTACGGTCTGGGTGAGCGCATCGACCAGAGCATGGTCAACCGTTGGGCCCTCTATCGCATTGCGCAGTACTGCGACCAGTTGGTGCCAGACGGGAAAGGCGGTCAAGAGCCTCGGTTCACTTGCAACCTCTATCTTCAGAAGCAAGAGGAGGCGTATGCCGTTCTTCAGGACCTCGCCGCAATCTTTCATGGGTTGGCGTTCTGGGATGGTAGCCAGATCACTGTCAACGCCGACATGCCTCAGGACCCGGTTTACACCTACTCCACTTCGCAGATTCTGAACGATGGCGTGGTTGCGTATTCGGGGACGCGGACGCGAGACCGCCATTCGCTGGCGATGGTCTCTTGGGACAACCCGGCCAATGCGTTCGAGACAGACAAAGAGCCGGTCTTCGACGAGGATGCGATTATCGAGCTTGGCGGGATCGTCAGGGAGGTATCGGTCGGGGCTCTCGGCTGCACCAGCCAGGGTCAGGCGCAGCGGGCGGGGCAGTGGGCGCTTATGACTGAGCAGTTGCAGACTCGTGGGGCCGTCTGGAAGGTTGGCCTGGATGGATTCATCCCGCGGCCTGGACAGGTGGTGGCTCTGGCAGACCCCATGCTTGCCGGTCGTGCGAATGGCGGCAGGATCTCGGCGGTATCTGGACGAGCAATCACCGTAGACCGAGATGTGGATATCCCGGTCGGCGCGCGGCTGCGAGTCAACCTGCCCAGTGGGCGCTCGGAAGCCAGGGCGATTCAAGGTCATGACGGACGCGTCATAACGGTGGTGGCCGACTTCAGTGAAGAGCCTTCCCCCGAGAGCGGTTGGGCGATCGACTACGACGACCTGGCCCTGATGCAGTTCTACGTCAAGAACGTGACCAGACCAAGTTGGGAGCAATTCCAGCTTGAGGTTATCCAGCACGAGCCCGGCAAGTTTGATGCGATCGATCACGGGGCGATCATCGATTCTCGGCCGATCAGCGTCCTCCCGTCCGGGGTGCAGGATCCACCTGCACGCGTATTGATCTCGCAGCACATCGCGGTCGAGCAAGGCCTGGCGGTCACGATCATGACCATCGCCTGGGACGCGGCACCGGACGCGGTAGCGTACGACGTAGAGTGGCGCTGGGGCTCGCGCGAGTGGGTCAGGGTTCCGCGTACGGGGGAGCTGATGGTGGAAGTACGTGGGGTATACACCGGCCAGTACCTTGCGCGCGTGCGGGCTGTGAACTCCATGAACGTGTCGTCGATCCCAGCGAACTCGGTGTTGACCAACATCACCGGCAAGACCGGTGCGCCGCCGGCGCTGGCGTTCCTGCGTACCACCAGCGGACCGTGGAAGATCGGCCTGGAGTGGGGATTCCCGGCCAGTGGCGCGGCGGACACCGCCTACACCGAGATCCAGCAGTCGGCTACCCCGGGCGGCAGCGAACAGAACGCAACTGCCCTGGGCTTGTTCGCATACCCGACCGACACCCACACGCTGACCTCGCTGGCGGCCGGTGCTCGCCTTGCCTTCCGCGGGCGGCTGATCGACCGTACCGGCAACGTCGGCCCCTGGTCGGCCTGGGTCGACGGCATAAGCTCGACGGATGCGAGCGAGTACAACGAACTGATCACCAAGGAGTACGTCGAGTCCGCCCTCGGCGAGCAGTTCTTCGAAAACATCGAGCAAATCGGCGGTAACGTCGACCAGTTGATGGAGCAGTACTACGACGCCGGCACGGTATACCAGAAGGGCCAGATCGTTCGATTGAACGGC